TCCAAGAAACGCTCAGCACGCTTTTCATCGCGGAAAATGGCAGCGTGTGCAATTGACTCCCAATGACTATCGCTGCAAGCGCGATGCAAACCTTGGATCTGAAAGCCGTCCATGCCCTTGATGTTTACTTTGACTACTTGAAGGTTTCTCATTTGTTTGCTCCTGGTTGGTTTGCGTTGTTTGCTACTGAGACTCAATCGTACTCTCATTTAATCCACTTGTGTAGACACACGCCATCCATCCGACAAGTGGTCATGGTAGGCAACTAAACGGCGTGTCACATGCAGCAGTTCAGCCTCATCCACCTGGTAATGCTTAGTAAACGCTTTGATACCCATGCCATGGATGCCAGTGCGTCCCCTATGGTGCTCAGGGCATAGCGGTATCGCGTCCCAGTGGCTTGCGCGCTGGGCCATGCCCGTGCCCTTCCTGGGGTGATGGATTTCACTCGGAGTGCCAGGATTGCCCTGAAGATGGCATAAAACACAACCAATTGCGGCAACTTTGCTCAAATGTTTTTTTTCTTCTTTATTCATAATAGATATAAGTTTTTTGACATTTTATACGGCTAATACAGTTTTTTGACACTCCAAATTTTTCAGCCAATTTGTTTAATGAATCATTGCTTTGCCTAATTTTTCCAGCTTCTTCATTTGTTAATTTTGCAAATGGATTTTTCTCTCCAGCTTGCCATGTCCCATGTTTTTTCTTATCAGCATGGTTGTTTTTAATCGTGTCCCATCGAAGATTAGTTAAATAGTTATTAATTCTGATGCCGTCATTGTGACAAGCCTCTTGATTTTGCTCAGGCTCACCTACAAAAGTGAGCAAGACGAGCCGATGAACAAGCTCTTGTTTCCTGCATCCTCCACCCGTCAAGTTAACGCATTCATAACCATTTTTTGCCACAATTTTTTTTAAGACTATGCCTCCTCGTGTTGAAATGCCAAACCGAGTTGGAACAGGCCGTCTTTTTGATCTTATGTTGCCGAAGGCTGAAACTTCATAAAAATTTTCCCAGCCAAAACACTCTTTCCATAACTCTTCCATGACCACCTCCTTTACACCATTGTAGCGAATGGTGTACAAAATTGCTACTCTGCTGGCGTACCAGGCGTGCCTTGCAAGTGACACAGCACGCAGCCAATGGCAGCCACCTTATCGAGGTGCTTTTTCTCTTCGTTGGTCATAACGCTTTGCGGATCTGCTCAGCATGCTCAATGCCCCAGCCCCTGCCTTGTGATTGCGCAATCTTTGCGGCGTAAGCCAATCCCGACCTGAAGCCAGCGCTCCAGCCCTCGGCGTACACCTCCTCAGTCCAGCCCTTATCGTCCTCAAACGCTACGGCTCCGATGAAGTCAGCCAGGTCTGCCAGCATTTGCTTGTGACGGCCATCGTTGCTCATCAAATCGTGGCCTTGCCTTCGTTGCGCAGATTGGCTTGTTCCGTTCTCCAGATGTCCACTCTCGCTTGCGCTGCGATCAAATCCCATCTTAATTTCTCCTCAACTTGCACTGCAATTTCAATGCCCCTAAGCAGTTCAATGTACTCGGGGTGCGCGTAAGCGTCACGCTCTTGAGCGCCTAGCGCTGTCTCGAGCGATTGCTTCATGAGCAAAGCCTTCTTGCTCTTTCGGAATTCTTCAAGGTACACGCGCTGTGCTTTTGCGTCAGCAAATTGTTTCGCATGCTTGATGATGTAATCGACTGCAGCGTGCGGATCATGCTTCATTTCTTTTCTCATTCATGATGCGTGCAATTTCCCGACTGATGTACCACCGGGCCTTGCGCAAGTCTTCGACCTCCTTGCCCTTGAGGCTTGCGCGCCAGATGTATTTCACGGCATTGCCGAGGCAGAAGTTCATGTGCTCAGTGATCTCGATGCACTCCACACCTGATGGGTGTGAGTTGTAATGATCCGGGTGATTAACATTGTCATTCATGGATGCCCTTTCTAGCCTTGTCTTGCCGCCTCAGAGGCAAAAATAATGGTTGGTTGATATCCACCTACATGCTTTCGGAAAAATCGCTTGTAGGCGGTTCTAGCTCATACACCCTGACCTTCACGATTCCGGCGATTTGCTTGTTTCTGAAGATCCTCAGGTCCGAGATTTGGTTGTCGTCCTTCCAGACTTTCGCGTGGGTCAGACTGTCGAGCAGGGACTTGAGCAGGTTGTCGATGTCCCGCTTGCGTTTGTCCGGTGGGAACACTTCGATCTCGACTCGCAGGTCCCCCTCGAGTTCGTAGGTCTTCACCCCATGTTCCGCTAAGCACAGATTGACCGCCTTGCGGTAGGCCTGGCCCTCCTGCGAAATGTAGACGGTGGCGAGCCTGCCAACTACTTTGTGCCGCCAATAAGTGTTTACGGTGGGAGGCCATGGCAACGTGGCCTCAAAAGATAATGGGGTTTCCATAAGCTTGCTCAGTAAATTGTTGTGAGTTTTTATCAAACCAAAGCCTGATGACGCCTTCGTATTCGCCGTTGCGTTGCTTCTCAATGGCCAGATAAGCGTCAGGGATTGACTGGTCTACCACATGGCCAGCCTCAAGCTCACGCTCCTTCTTTTTGTTGCGGTGCATCAGGATCACATTGTCCACCTGGTCGGCCACCGAGCCTGAGCCTTTAAGGTCCATCTTCGTAGGTGCGTTCTCGTCATTAGCCTGCTTGCGGATGTGATGCACCAGGTGGATGTGCGTGTCATAGTCTCGAGCCAAAGTACAGAGTTGGTCCACAAAGTTTTTCTGACCGTTGTAGTCGTCCTCATCACGCAGGCATTTCATCAGCGAGTCGATCAGGTAGTGCTTGCAATTGAGATTGGCTGCAGCGTAACTGCCGACCCCTAGAACCTGCCCAGGGCTTACCGTTCCTTGCTGGTCATAAAACCACATCTTGTCGCCAACCCACGCCTTAAAGGCCTCGTAATCGGCTACAGCAGGGTCTCTACGGCGGGACCATTGCCTGACCATGCGTTGTAGGGTGCGTAAGGGCTTCATCTCGAATGAGGCAATAACGACACGCTGGCCTTGTGCGATCAGGCTCAGCGCAATCATGCCGGTCAGCATGGACTTGCCACTACCGTTTGTGCCGGCAAAAACCGTAACCTCGGCAGGCCGGAACTCGAAGAGGCCTAGCGTCTTGGACCAGGGCATAGTCACAGGCTTGGTTGTGACCGGGTTCTTGACCTGGTCGATGAGTTGGTCCATGCAGTCAGCCGCGGACCTAACGCGGACCTGAGCCTCCATGGAGTCATACCAGGCTTGAAAATCGATGTCTTGAGGGATTGTGTTCATGCGTCAACCTTTGAGTCCCACAAAATGGGAAAGCGTGATTCGGTGTAATGGGCGAAGACTCGAGCAGCGCCGCAGCGAAGCAGTTCTTTGGCGGTACGAGCAACTGCATCGGAATCCCGGCCAGTGACATGAGCTACCAGACCTTTAACCCAACGGTAGTCATAGTCGAACTTGCTGACCACAACCACCGGGGCTTCGGCATAAGCATCAGGCTTGCCATCGAACTCAACGAAGACGGCGCGGGGCGGCTGTTTTTTGGCCAGCAGGTCCATAACGAAATCGTGCCCTTTCATACGCCACCCCGGCTTGCGAAGGGATCTTGGCTTGCAGGCTTCGCCTTGCCTTCTTTCTCAGCAAGCACCCAGTTTTGGAAGGTCTTATCCCAATCCAGCTTGGTCGCATCCTTGCCTGACTTGGCTTGCCAGTAATTGCAAAACTTCATGATGGTATGGCTTGGATTCAGATCAGGCCTTTCCTTGCGCATGAAAGCAATCAAATCATCGGAAGGTTCCCAGTCTGGAGGCAAGCGCGTAGCGCGGCTCTCTCTGGTTCTTGGTTCTTGGTTCTTGGTTAGGATCTGTTCCGCATCTGATTTCAGATCTGATTTCAGATCCTTTTCAGATCCCCATCTAATCTGATTCGCACGCTTTGCAGAAGCTGCCTTGGCTTGGTACTTGCGAATCTCGGCGTCAATCCTCTGATGCGTATGTGATTTCAGATCTGAATCGTATGTGAAATAGATCTGAACCAGACTCCGCACGCAATCCTCCTTGCCACGCGCTCCGATCTTGAAGGCAAGGCTTGGAATATTGTCTGGGAGCGGCTTTTCGGTGTCGTAATACAGCCAGATCAGCCGCAGGTAGTAGTAGGACTCTTCGGGTGTTAAGGACGAGGTGTCCTTCAAAAAGTCCCCAATATGGTGGGGATAAAAGTGCATTTCATAACCTTCCATCAAAGGCAATCATCACTGAAGTTGGGCGTTGGCAGGCGGGTGATGAAGCCGCTTTTCGGTAGCTAACCTAGCCATGCCCTTTGGACTTTACCTAATGCTTGGTTGGTGTGCAAGCAAAAGTTTGGATCATCTCGCGCAGCTTGCTATCGACATCTGACCAATAGCTTTCAAAGGCTGCGGCACCGTTGTTCTCAGCAATACCTAGGCAGATCTTAGTCAGCATCGTGAGCGCTACGCTGTTGAAGACTTGCTCGGCAAAGTTACTGTCATGCTGCTCTTCAATAAGATCGATGTGATGACCGATGCTTTTGACCATCGCAAAAGCTGTCTTT